CTCATAAGCCCTTCTGATTAAACCTGCTTCTTGTGGACTTCCTGGCTCATAGCCATAAACACGGGCTAGGTGCAGTGCGCCCTTTGTAGCCATTGGATGATACATAACTTGAGGATAAAAGGGTAGGTTTCCTGTCTCAATATTAAAGTCTTGGAGTGTAAAGGGAGTAACAGGGATTTCTACCGCCCCCATTATCCCTCCTCTTACTGTTGTTGTTTCAGGTGGCTCTTCTGCCAAAATGTCTTCTATGGACATTTGAGATGGAATGCCCGCCCGTATAATCCGCATTGTGTGCTCATTGTAAAATTCAGCCGTTTCTGCGCTGATAGCACCACGGTTGACCATTCGATTTATCCAAGCTACATATTGCTCTAAGTAATCCTTAACAGATATTCGGAAATCATCGCCGTTGGGCATTATGCTTCTCCTTCACCTAGAGGCATTCGTGCTTGAGTCGCTCCCCCAGGGAGACCGCCCATCATTTCAGAAGGCATTGTCTCTGGTGACATCCCTGTCTCCCCTGATGGTATCCCCACTCCAGGCATTCCCATAGAGGCGCCTTCAAGACCTCCCATTCTGCCTCCACCGCCAGGAGCAGTTTTGGGCATCATTGCCGACATTAACCGTTGTAACTCGCCGACGAGGTTAAAAGCCCTGTCCATATCGCCATCAGCTAGTGCTGCTTTGAAAGCTTCATGTAGTCTAATAATCGGAAGCATGTCTGCCCACTGTGAGGCAATCTTCTCACCTTCAAGTTGCGTATCCTGTACTCCAATTATATCCTCTTGTGCTGTCTTCACTGATAACAGTGGTACTTCGCCCTCAGTTGCTAATCGAGCTAACTGGTATCGTTGCGCATCATCCTTTGGATATACAGGAGTCAGAGCAACCTCTGGTCTCCAATCTTCCAAATCTGATGGCTTTATCTTCATCGGCTGTGGAACACCAAATGGTTGGTTCTTGCTTGTTCTGCCCCGAACCTCTACTGGTTTCCACCCACCTTTTATGTACTGCTTTTGTAATGAGTATAGACTCACAAGATATGCCCTTTCAAGACATTTGACAAAAGGCGTGATTACGGTTGACAGGGCAGCTTGTAACTGGTTTATTGCAAAACCAGAAAGTCGGAACCCAAGCTCACCTTGCGCAATATGCGATATTCCGCCACGCTGGACTTCACCCATAATGAAGGTAATCAATTCTTTTGCGTCTGTAGGTATTGTAGGCTCAATTAGTGGTTTAACCATATCGTCCAAGTCCATCGGGACAGCTATACCATGCTCTACTGCCCAGATGTCTTCGTCAAAGTTCTTTTGTCCACCCGCCGACCAATAACCTAGAGGCACTTTTACTCCTCGACGCACAATGGTCAAGAAGTCAGATAGGCTCTTATTCATCAGTGGGAATAAGCCTCTATCCGCAGCGAAAATCGATTCGCCTCTATGCTTCTCTGTATATTGATAGTCAACCTGATGCACGGAGGGCATAGCCCCAACTCTTATTATGTAAACAGGGCAATAGTCAAGTCCGTGTGGTTCTAGCTTCTTGCCCCATTCGTTTTCAACGATTATACCCATGTTCTTCTCATCCAAGAACATAATGGCTGTTCCCTCAGCTTTGCCTATATCTATGTTATAAACGTCTTTAGCTTCTGCCTTAGTTATTGTCCGAGTGTAGGCTGCCCATTTGTTTCCTCGTTTGCCTTTTTCATAGGCAACATTGTAAATGTCCCAAACCCGAAGTTCTGGGAAAGTCGTTCCGTCTTCTTCCTTATGAACGTAAGGCACAATAACGACAGTTCCCCTTATTATTGCAAGCCACGCCATCTGGTCATGCAAGCTAGGCATATCTTGTTCCATAAATCTGTCATCATTGATGCCTATGACACCATACTCAAATCGCTCGATGTTGTTAGCGATTTCTTGCTCATCCTTCTGTAATGTATCCTCTGGCACCCTGATAGTGAGCTTTGCCTCAGATAACATCCCTATTGCTTTATTTGCAAGGTTTCTTGGGGCATTTGAGGTGTAACTGAAATAATTCTTGCCAGCGTCGTATGGCTCAAGGCGATAAAAATTGAAATCCATATCCCAGCGTTTTCTTAATGCCAACCAAGCAGTGTCATTCCGAAAGCTTTTTATTGCCTTTTTTATTTCTTGGATTTTTTCCACTTAAATTCCCCTTCTATCTTTCTTCGTCGTCTTTCTTTCCTCAGATTACAATTTGCACAGAGGACTTGAAAACCTTCAGGATAATTGTTTTTTCTTAGCCAGTAAGGAATGTTTGGATGCGTTTTAAGGGTTCTCCGCATTTCTGCTCCATTGTCTTCTATATGGTCTATGCATAGAACCTCTATATCTTCTTCTCCGCAGTAAGCACACTTAGGAGGACTGCCTGAATAGTGAACAAATACCTCAAACTTTATGCGTTCACGCCAACTACGATTTGTCGCAGCTCGGTGTTTTCTATGAGCTTGATTATAGACTAAGCACTTTGCTAATAGCTCTTCCTTGTTAAGCCGATAATAATCCTTACCATATTGTTTACGCTTCTCTGGGTCTCTATAAGGCATATTAGAACTCCTAGCTTATCTTAGTATCTTTAGGCATGCCCGCTTTCGCTTTCTTATACATTGCACGCAACATATTCTGCACACGAATATGCATGCCTTTTATCACGATGACATCATCTTCGTTGCAGATTATAAATTTGGGTTCGCCATCTACGGTCACTGTTGCTGGTAGAAGCTTTGCTATCTTGCCTCCGCCAAGCTGGGTTAATTTACTAAACGTCATAACGTTCATTTAAGCCTCCTACATAAAATTTCTTTCTTTAAATTACAATTTGAACAAAGAACCTGATAGCCTTCAGGATAATTGTTCCTTTTTAATCGGATGTAGAAAGCATATCCTCCGCCTTGTGTAGTTGATATTGCCCTTCGCTCTTTGGCTCCATTGTTGTCAATGTGGTCAAGTTCAAGAATGTCTATATCTTCTATCCCACAGTGAGCACATTTAGGGGTTCCACCAGAGTAATGCGAAAAAACTTCGAGCTTTAGCTGCTGACTACGTTCTCGTTGATAGGTCTTTCGTTCTTGCCTATGGGCAGCATAATTGGCTTTACTACGTTGGTTACATTCTTCTCTATGTGCATGATGATATAGTCTTGCCTTTCTGTTAATCTCTTCTCTATGGATAGCATTGTGTATTCTGTTTTGCTTTCTTATTCTCTCTTTGTGCTTCTGGTAGTAGTCTCTGAAATAAGCTTTTCGTTCTCTTGGGTCTTTGAGAGCCATCAATATCTCCTTCTACTGGGTTCTGCTTTGAAGATTTTTGTCCTTGCTTTTACAATAGGTGTATAACCTAGGAGGTCAATCATCCCATACGCCAAAGCTTTACAACTATGGTTGTTTTTATCTTCAGGAACCTGCCCTATGGTATTCCCATCTCGGTCTTGACGCCACTGATAAACGGCGGTTGCCCCAGTGATAGGATTTTGGCATCCGCCCATCTCTGAGATTAAGCCTTTACATTTAGTATTGATTAGAAGCCCAGTTTTATTAGTAATTGGGTTTATTTTAAGAGCAGTCTTGACTCTTTCAATCCCATCTTCTATCCTGACCTTCTTGCTACGTAATGGCACGCCTGCTTCTTTTAGCCAAACTTCTATAGGCGCTGGCATAGCCTGGTGCTGTTTTCCAGCCACGTCACAAGCTCCGCCCAGTACTCGGTTCCACCAAGGTCGTTTTTTGGCTATTGTAATTATGTCACTAGTGACTAGATTGCGTTCATATATCTCGTCTATGATTCGCAAGGTCTCCGAGTCTACTTTTTGGGCAGCTAAGACTGAGTATGCTGTCGCATATCCAGGGTCTACAAACAAATAGACAATACCAGCGGGGTCAAATTGAAATTCCTTACTAATGCCTGTATGTATATTCGTACGGAACTCTGAGAAAACCAATCCCTTTGGAGGTGTTGGTATCCCGCCAAAGCGCTCGTTAAACCATTGTTCTGAGAACTGGGCTTCGAGAGCAAGGATTTCGGGGTCACTTCTACCTCCTGGGAATATTACTGTATTTGTCCAAGTAGGGATACTAAATGACCGTAAATCTTGGTCGTTCTCAGTTTGCCCTAACTGATAAAGGTCTACATACCATCCTAAAGAAGATTCAAAGGTTCCGCTTAATAGTAACCAACCACGTTTTTCAGCAACCCTACCTCGGAGCCGAAGAAAAGTCTCGTAATCAAGCTGGCTCCCTTCACAGGCGAGTATTCCATTTGGCGCTTCCATTGCTAATTTACGTGGGTCGGATGCCGATTTAGTTACAACACGGCAGCCTGTTTCAGTGATAATCTCTCCAGGGTCTACTTTCTTTGTTGATGTATATCGTATCTTTAGTTTTTCAAGTGCCTCTTGGATATAGTGAAATTCTGCGCTAGTACGCAAATAATCCTGTGCAACTAGCCAATAGAGTTCTCCCTCAAACATATGAGAGACTAAATCCATTGCTGAAGAAAAGCTTTTTCCACTGCGTTCACCACCTGCTACAAGACGGATTCGATGTTCGTCTAAGTGAACGTTCCATTGCTCTTTTGTCGGGGTATATTTAATTTGACTAAAGAGGTACTCTTGTTGCGCCTTATTTGGCATTATGTGTATTTCCTTATTGCCTTCGTTCCAACCCCAGTTTTTATTCTCACATTAGAGGCATTTGGGTCATCAACGGCGACTAATTCTATTCCGTAAGTTGTACCACCCTTTCTAAATCTCAGAGGATGGGTTCCTACATCACAAAGGGCAAGTTCGCCTTCACCTTGAACTTTCAAGCCGTGATAATAATCCGCAGCCATCACCTCATTAAAGTCAGCCTCCATTACCCGTGCTGCCCGTCCCCCTGCAGTAGCGTAGAACCTTACACGCATAGCAGTTACAGATTGCATGCTACCTATCAGGTGTTCTTGCCACTGTCCCCAGTCTGGTGTATCCGAGAATATATTATTCCAAGCACCACTATAATAGACATCAATCTCAATAGACTTGATAACAACTGAACTGCGGTCTGCCCATATTTGAATTTTATCGCAATCTAGGGCAGCATGAGTTAGTTCAAGATAGTCATTCCAAGCGTCTTTCTGACTAAGAGCAAAAGCCCAAGTTACAGTATCCTCATCATAGGCATTTACCTCATCTGTCCATACACCACCCCCATCAACAAATCCTGTAGGACTTACCCAGCTCACAAATCAGTCCTCAGCCAGATTTGCTCATCAACAGGTGTTCCAGGGTCACTTGTCAGTTTCTCAACCGCAAGTTGCAAGGCTTCCTGTTGACTGAATTCAATGCTACCATCAGGATTTTGAAGCTCATTTAATTTAACCCCAGCCTGCACAATAGCAACTATGTCAGCATTGGCTGGTGAATAAACCTTTTCCAGTGCCATTATTAACTCTCCGCT